GTGTTCCCTGGTCAGTTGTACTAGTATCACTATGGTTAAACTTAACTATACCTGCTCGTTGTAATAGAACACTCCAGTCATTGCCTTTAGGGGTTGCATAACCTAAATTAGATGTTTCTATTCTAAGTTCACCGCCTGAGTTAAAAAAATGTCTACGATGACCAGAATTATTAAAAGAAACTTTTACTTCATGTATAAGTTGTCCATTCCATTGAGAAGTTCTAGTGGAAGAAGTACCCAATTCGACTACTGACTGAGTCGAATCAACTAAGAATTTATCAGTTTCGATTCTATCCATCATTCTTTCTAGATCAGCAATACCTTTAAATTCAGCATCAGCTCCTGTGCCAGTTGACTCTTCGCCTATAATATCAATTCCGGCTACAAATTCAAGATTTTTTATTTGATCAGTTATTTCAGAACTTAATAACCCAATTTGGTGTAATCTTGCTCTTATCAAGTCTTTGTATAAATTATTAAAAGACTGTGCAGTAACATTAACTTGCATATTGCCGCCTGGGATGTTTGTTACTTCTTCACTACTTATAGCACCACCATAACCTGAAGCACCTTGTCCATATCCAGTTTGTCCAGCGCCAGTTCCTAAAACTGCTGCTATTCTGTTTTGCAATAGGTTAAACCTTGATGCTGTAATTAAATCTCCGACGGCCATTTATCTTTCCTTTATACCTTAAGAACACATTCTACTAATTTTTCGCCCTCATCGTTATTTGTTTCTAGTGCTATGCCTACCATTGCCGTTGAAGCAATAGTTGTACATACACCTTCTGCCCAAGCATACACTGCCATACCCTTTGAAACTGGACCTTTTACTCTTACTGGTAAACGTCCTTTAAGTCCAATATATTGCCCTTCTGCTTCTGAATTCATCATAAGCGCAGGATCTGTTGATACAACACCAATACAGAATGAACTTGCGCTTGCTGGCTCTACTTCATGATCCGGATGTCCACATACTGCAACTGCTGTGCCTGCTGGTAATTCTTCAGCAGTGGTATATTTCTCTGCAAGGTCAGCAAATTGTGCTTGTGTTGCTGTACCATGAAAAACATTTGCTGTAATGTCACCGCTTGCATCTCTTGCGGCAATTGTATTTCCGCCAGCAGTGACTGTTGCTGTTTGGTGACTAGGTGCGCCTGCTGCAGGATCATTTACTTTAAGATTAGTTGCTTTATCAGATTCGCCTCTAAAGTTTACAGCATGTACTTCTGCCCATTGTAATGTAGGCGATCCTAAATCAGTTACATTGTCTAATACCGGAACTACTGCTGGGTGTGTAATTTTTGCTACATCAGTTAGTGTACCTGAAGCGTTTGTTGTTTTAAAAATTATTTCACTGTTACTACCATTATTGTTTGATAGTACACCAGCACCGCTTTGTGTAGATAGACCAAAAATTCCATCTATAGTTGCACTAGGTGCTGTTAGTGTTGCAGAAAAGTTAGCTGCGGCACTTAGTGCATATGCACTTGCTGCAACGCCACCTAGTTTTTCTGCATTAGAAGCAGTACCATGGTAAACATAATCATTTCCGGCTACATTAGTACTATTTGTAACACCGTTGTCTGAATCTAAAGTATATTTTAGGGTTGTACCTTTTTTAATTTTATCAAAGCCGGCAATAGGATTAAGTGATCCTAAAGTAAATTCTTCGTTACTTATAATATACGAAGTTTGATCATTAATTACAGCTTTAATAATAGTTTTTGTAGCACCTAACGTATCAATTACTTGTTCACTTACCATGTTAGTAATACCTGAACCAGCAGACTGAGGACCAACTAGGGTATATTGATTATCTCCTGCTGTACCGTTATGCACATATAACTGATTGTTTACTTCGTCCCACCAAAAATCACCTTTAACAAGTGTACTAGGTGCACTTGATGCGATCTCAGAACCGCCTGTTGATTTCCAATATCCAATACCTGGTAATGCGCCAGGAGTAGCAACAAAATATTTTAGTTTACTATTTGTAGAATCGTACCATAACTGCCCTCTAATTGCTCTAGTTGGTGCGTTTCCGCCTGCAAAGTTTTCTAACAAGAACAATAAGTTTTCGTTTTGAATCTCTCCGTACCCTGCGTAGTTTTTACCAATAAATTTGATATTGGTTGTTTGATCTATAGTTCCATCTTCTACTGTTGTTAACAGTGAATTGTCGAATCTATCAATTTGATAAGCCATATTCTGTACCCCTAAATGCTATTATTATTTATCGTATCTTTATAAACTTTCAATACCTATGTTTACCCATTCAATTGTTGTAATGTTAGTGACAGGATCAGTATTTGCCTGCACTTCATAAGTTAAAAGTTGTCTGTTTGGATTTGTGAATTCGATATTGTTAAACGCAATATCTCGAACCACTGGTTGATTTTCTGTACCATTTTTGTCAACAGCAACCGTTGAAATATTCTTTGCTGTTTCAATATTAATTGTAACACTACTATAACTAGTTGTGTGTATTCTTGCTAGTTTACCAACGTTAACAGATTCAACTGGAAACAGTCCTGCTAAGTAAGAAGCAACAATTTCTAGATATGCTAGGTTAGTATCAATACCTGTAACGTCTAATGACATAGCTAATGGCTGTGTTAATGTTGTATTATCGACATATACTTTGTTAGCAGCATCACCTGGATTCTGTGGTGTAGCAATACCACTTATTCTAGCAACAGGGTTAATTTGTAACTGGCCGCCTGTAGTAAATGTAATATTACCTGTAGCTTGTAAATTTAAATTACCTGTTGCTAAAACAGTATTGCCGTCTATGTTAATGTTATCTACATCTAAATACACCAATGTACCTAGTCTAACTAAATCATCTGCAAAGTTAATGTTTTGTAAACTGTTTTCTGTTAATTTAATACTACCGTTAATTCTATAACTTAGCGATTCACTTGTTAAATTTAAATCTTTGTTTGATTCCCAAGCGTTTGAATCGTATTCCCATAAGAACGTTTTATCGCCCTGTGTAGATCTAACAATAATACCACCGCCGTCTGCAAATAAATCGTCTTGTGCTGTAGCGTCAGCAGTAACAGCAAGTTTTATCGATTTATCCAAAACTTGCAAGGTTGTAACTTCAACGCTTAATTGCTCACCTTCAACAATTAAGTTGCCTGTTATTCGTGTATCACCTTCAACATCTAGCGTATATAACGGAAGTCGATCAATATTCATTATACCAACTCTACCTTCACTAGCATCAATGTATACAGCGTTAGTTAAGTTACCTAAGTTAGCCCCAGACACAACTCTTAATGCAAGGTCACTATTTGAGATAGGATTTTCGATAAAGAAATTAGCACCCTGTGGGCGCATACTCATAATCGTGTTAGTAGTATTTGAGAATATTAAACCGTTTGTGTTTCTTATTTCTAATCTACCAGTTGTTAAACTATCAATATCAGATCTAATAAACTGATCAGCATTGAGTAATTGTCCGTCAGTTGTTGCTAAGTTTGAAGTACTTTCAGCAGTACCAATAAACTTAAAATTTACTTTATCGTATACGTTAAACCCTTTGAATATAATACCATTAGGATTACTTGCTGATACAAGTGCTGGAATTCTAGCCACTACAGCAGGTGTAAATTCTATGTTACTAAATAAACCAACTTCTTCGTTATTGATGTATAGTTTTGCAATTGTAATCTCAACTTCTGTAATACTTTTAATAGTTTCAACGAAGAAACCTGTTTTACCTTGGTTTTTAGTAAAACTCGGTCCAATTAATAATGGATCGCCGCCGCCATCAAAAAAGTATAACTGGTCATCACTATTGTTAAACCAAAAGTCACCAGCTGCTAATCCAATAGGCTGTGTTGACTGAATAAACGGTTCGCCTGTTGATTTCCATTCTACACCAGTATAAATTTTTAACTGGTTGTTTGCGCTATCCCACCATAACTGCCCTGTCAACGGATTGCTTGGTGCAGCAGTATTCGAAAAGTTTTCAAGCAATTTGATAAAGTTTTCATTAAAAACTTCACCGTAGCCCCTATACCCTCTACCTACAAGCGTTAAGTTTGTACTTGTAGTATCAATCTTTCCGTCAATTAAGTCTACTAGTACTGTACCGTTTGTTTTATTTAATTGATAGCTCATGTTGATGTTCCTGCGTATATAATATAATTTAATGCCAAGTAGGGGTTCATAACATTAAGTGGTGAACCTAAGGCACCGCCTGTTTCTATACCTCCTGTAGTTGTTTTTCCTTGATAACCCGAGGCACCTGCTTCTATAGATATAGGAATACCGTCTGGATCGGTTAATAACTGCCCCGGGTTATCTGGATCCTGTGCTTTCTGACTGATAGCATAGAATTGAGATTCTTCACCTTCTAAAGTATGATCATGGTCTGGTAAATTCTGTGTATTAATTGCATATGATTGATTTCCTTGTGATTGACCTATTGTATCTGGGCCGCCGCCTTCAAATGCAATACCTGTAAAGCTAAATGTAGCAATTCCACCTACAGTTAATGAGTTAATTGTAATTACTAGATCATGAGTAGGTGTAGCGCCGCCGAATATAACTCCAGAAATTGTAACTTTTTCTGCAACTGTATATCCAGTACCTGGATTAGTAACTTGTACATTATAATTTCCAGCATTAAGTTGTACACTGAATACAGCGCCAGAACCAGTACCCGTTGTTGATGTTTGCTGAACGTTTGTAAAACTTGCAACTGATCCAGTAACACGGTTTGCTGCTTGGCCGCCCATATTATCAACACCTAAAGGAAATCTACCTCTTAAATCAGGTAATCCGAATTTTAAATCTCCGCCATCGCTAACTAAACTTGCTGATTTAAAGTTATGTCCTATCACTTGCCATAGTTCGTTGTAGTCAGTTTTAAATACTTCTTGCCCTGTGCATAGTAACCAACCTGCAGGCGCTGTAACACCTGCATATGGCATAATACTACCGACCGGTGTAATAGGCACAGATGACAATAAATCAACTTTGTTTACTTTATACAGTCCTGAATCTGCTCCTGTAGTTTTGTTAATTAACAGTTCGTCTGTGTTACTGATTAAATCAGCTCTAAGTCTTGTTTTACTAGCAACGATATCGTTTGATATTGAAACTTCAAATACCTTTTCAGATCCTGACTGTCCGTCAAACTCAAAACTATTACTTGTAAAATCGCCTTGCATTCTAAATGTAGTTGCATTAGTTAATTTATCAGCAGTAGTTGATCTACCAGTAACATTACCAGTAACATTACCAGTAACATTTCCTAAAAATGATTCTGCATACATTCTCTTAAAAGGAGCATCTGACGATCCTATATCGTAAGAGTTAATTTCTAGTGCAGGCAATATATGGGCATTTACTATAGTGCTTCCTGCAATGTTTATACTGCCGCCGATATGTAAATCTTGAGCAATCCCAGCGCCGCCTTTTACTACAAGAGAGCCTGAACTAAAGTTAATAGCATTTTCAGTATTACTAGCTTCTATTTTACCTGTGTTAGTAGGATCTGTTGTATCAACTGTTGCTTTAATATTACCTATAACATCAAGTGCCTGACTTGGTGCAAGGTTATTAATGCCTACCCTTTCTTCACTATTGACTCTTAAAACAGTATTAAAAGATTGATCTATATCTTTAAGTATTAAATCGATTGAAGATATTTGGTTATTGTTTTTTAATTCAACTGACGTACCATTTACACCTATCTGGAATTGGCTATCTGTTCCAAGTTTAACTCCAGAGTTATTATTGATTGTAAGTTGTTCGTTTAAAATTGCACGAGAATCAGTTCTTATAAATTTTTCAGCAGCAACTTCAACTGCGCCGCCACTTTCAACAACTATTAGTCCTTTAGCACTTTCAGCTACACCAATAAATTTTATAGGATTATCTATACTACCTTCATTACGTAAATTAAAACCTTTCTTAAGAGTACCAAACCCACTGATAGCAGTTTTAGGTGTAAATTCTTCTGCACTTACAATAGCATATGGTATATCCTGTATATACATAATGAATATACTTTTGCTTAGATTATCAATGTCTAAAACAGTTTGTGCTCTGCCGCCTGTAAGTAGTCCTGTTCCTGCTTCAGGTCCAATTAACAACCAAGTATTTCCTGAAAAGATATATAATTGTTGGTTAACTGTATCAACCCATAAGTCGCCCGGTGACGACTGATTAGATAATGGCTGTGAAGCTGCTTTTACAAATCCACTTGCCGTGCGCCATTGAGCACTATCATATATTTTTAATTGATCAATGCCGGCTGAAGTATCATACCATAATTGTCCTTCAACAGGGTTACTAGGTTCAGATGCACCTGCAAAGTTTTCTAGTAAATGTAGAAAATTATCAGCAATTGCTTGGCCATAACCAATTGCACCTTTACCTGGAAATTTTAAACTAGTATCGATTAAGTTAATTTCTCCGTCACTGATTTCAATAGATCCCTTATTTACAAAGTCTGTAAATCTAACTATATAAGGCATTATGCATTACCTCCTGACAAACTCTGTATTCTCACTGTATAGTCAATTTGTATTAGTCTGTTTAATGATTTTTGTACAGGGTGAAAAATAACATGTGTAATCAGTTTACCTGATTCATTTGGATCACTTGATTTACTACGCAACCCTAATTCATCAAATATATAATCACTAGACAAATTAGTAGCATTATCAA